TTATCCCTGTCTAATCTCGATTTTCCAGCCCTGTTTTTCGGGCGGCAGCGGCACACCTTCCTTGTCGTGGTTCATCTTCTCGTCAAGGTCGCACAGGGTCAGGAAAGCGTTCTTGACGTCGGTATAGTCCCACTCGGGCATTTGCATACCACAGCGGGGACAGGTACGGCCAGCGCCCTCGTCCCCCACTACCTCATTATCATAGCGCGGGAAGTCTTTGCCGCAATACGGGCAGATAAGATGCAGTTCAAGCATAGCTTTACGCTCCTTCGTTCTTGTTGAAAATAAGACGGTCAAGGCTGTATGCAACGCTGTCTATTGTATGGTTCTCCGCGTCTGGCACACTGGGCAGAAAATTGCCGTCCTTGTCCGTGTCGTACTCATATTGTGAAAACTCACGGTAGATGTTGGGTGTGCGTTTAGGGTCAACTACAAGCGTCCGCTTTTGCAGCCACTTGATGCGGTAGTTTACACAGCCGGGGTGCTTGGTGCAGGGACGCGCCTGCAAGCCGTATGTGCGCAAGTCCATGATGCTCTTGGGCTCGGCGCAGTCGCAATAAATAACCTGTTCCGGGGCTGTTTCTGCGCCTGTGATGGGGTTCTTTCTAGTTTCGCCCACATGGTCAAGGCTGTGCGCCCTGATCTCAGCGGCAAGGGCCTCATTCGACAGGCCGCGCTTGTAAATCTCATCCGCAAAATAGATGGTTTCGGTGCTGCGGTCATAGAACAGCGCTACAACAGCGGCAGGGTCAGATGCAAAGCCGAAATCACAGCCCACATAGCGGTAACACTGCATTGCAAGCTCTTCGTCCGCGATCTCTCGCACTTCCAGCGTGGTGAACACCTCGCCGCCGCTGCCGGTAGGGATGCCCAGATACTCATGATCGTACACTTTGGGATTCAGAGCTTGGATGCGCTGGGCTTCGTTCAGAAACACCTCTCCCAGCCATTCAGGCGGCACCTGGGTGTAATCCGTGTGCAGGGTCAATGCTTCCTCGTTGGGCTGCTGGACGAACTTATTTGCCCAGTTATTCAGGGACACAGGCGGGTTGAAGCTGCGGAACACCACAGGCTTGCCGCCACGGCCTACAGACTGCATTACAGAGCGTACAAAATTTTCACCGGGCAGCTCGGAAAATTCCTCGAACCATACCCACCGAAAGAAGCCCTTTGCAGGCTTGATGGACTTGATCTTGCTGTTATCGTCCAGCCCTCGAAAGATGATCTGTGCGCCTGTAGGAAGGTAGGTGCAGCGCATAGGGGACACAGTGCAGGCCCACAGGTCAGACACGCCCAGCGCGTCAATAGCCCATTGGATTTGTGCAAACACGGATTCCCGCAATGTGCTGCCCCACCGTCGGAACACCACAGCAGAGCCGGTGCCGGTGGGGTCTTTCTGGATGCCGTCCACGATCTCCAATGACACAAAGGACGATTTGCAGGAGCCGCGCCCACCGGGAAGATTGTAGTAGGTGTGTGCATCGGCTGCTATATCCGCGTGGATAGCGTGGTATACAGCCGCTTCGTGCTCGGTGGGGTCGATGCCCTGCACGCGCTCAAACGTGGCAGCTCTGGCCGCTTTCCGGGCCTGTAGTGCCCGGATGCGCTTTTCCAGTCGGTCAAGCTCCATTCGCTTCCACCTCGTCCAGCAGCTTTTCCAGCTCTGCCAGCTTCTTCTGCTGTTCGTCAATGCGGATGCAGTTTAGAACGCTGTTGCAGCAATTTGTGATAGCTGTTGCCCGCTGCGGGTCGATCTGGTTATTCAGCAGCATATTTGCGATCTTGGACAGCGTGCGGCGTACCTCTGCGGGAGTTGAAAGTTTGATCTTCAAATATACTCACCTCGATACAAAAAGGGCGCACAGGTTGCCCCATGCGCCCAGATGATGCCATATCAGGCGATTGCCTGATAATAGATAGCCTTTGCCTTGTTTTCCAGAACAAACGCGTCGTAGTAAATACGGCCCTCTACCAGACTGCCAGACAGGAAAGGCGGGTCAAGGTGAATCTTGTACTCTGCCAGCTTGACCGGGGCCACAGTAGCCACGGGATGCGCGATCATGAAGCCGAACTTCTCGGGCAGGCGGTTGGACGCGATCTTGACCACGTTCAGGCCGTCCAGCTGGGCAATAACGCCCTTCTTGCGCAGTTCTGCACCAATGTCCTGATTGTCAAAGGTGGCCTTGGACTGCTTCAGGAGCGTGTAGGCGGTGGGTGTCAGAATGAGCACGCGGTCAGATGCGGGCACCTCAGCATCATCCATCTGGGCATTTGCCGTGATGATCTGCGTATAGATGTTTTCAGCGGTCAGGGCTGCGGCTTCCGGCTTAATGCCTGCATTTGCTGCCATCACGCTGTAAACATAGGAGTCAATCTCCGGGAACACCTTCTCACGCTGCTGGCGTGCCAGAGCGCTGGCTGCCGCAACCTGCATCTTGGTTTCGTCCGTGTCCATTTTGTCCACCTCGAACGTGAAAGAACGATCTTTGTTGATCGTGAATGTCTCGGTGGTGGCCTGCAGGGTGCTGATCGTGCCATACTGGGACTTGTTGCCGTCCAGAATGGGGCCGTTGCGGTTGAAGTCCTCCATATCGGTGGTTTTGACCTTATACAGCTTGATGGTCTTTGCACCGTCAAAGCTGAAATCCTTGTTGGTTACAAGGCTGGTCTTGCTCTCGGAGTAAAACTGTTCGTCTGTATATGCCTGGAACTGGGTTGCTAACTCAATAGCCATTTATAGATCCTCTTTCAGTTGTTCAGACCGAAAGCCCGCTTTAACTCAGCGTCTTTGTCTTTGCCCTGAGAAAGCCACATCGGCGGGGTGTCCACCTTTGCACCGGTGGTCGTGGTGGTGACGGTGTACCCGTTGCCGGTGACGCTCTGCACCGCCTTTACAGCAGTCTTGAACGCTTCCGGGTCGCTGGTGTCCAGCTTATCCAGCAGCGCCGTGCTGATATGGTTATCAGTCAGATACTGCTTGCAGGCTTCCCGGGCTTCCCACTGGTTGAAGCGCTGGCTTTTGGCTTCCAACGCTTCCTCGCGGGCTTTCAGATCTTTTTCTCGTGCGTCAAGGTCGCCCGCGCGCTCGGCACTCTTGGAGCGCTCACGGGCAAGCCGATCTGCAACGATGGAGTTTACTTCGTCTTGGGTAAAAGTCCGTCCAGAGCCGTTATTTTCGGCCTGCTGGGCGGCGCTGGGGGTAGGGTTGGGATTCTCCATTGATAGCACCTCATTTTCCGTATGAGTAGACGTAAAAAGCAGCAGGCGGCAAACCTTATGCCGCGCATGGTGTACCGGGGAAAGGAAAAGCCCGGTGCAAGGGGTATGTCCGCTCCTGCAATGCTGGGCGCTCTGATCGTGGGTCATGGCACACCCACAGCCAGACCGTGCAGCAAAGAGCAGTCAGGAGCCGGACGGCGCTATAAGCCGCCTGCTATGCTCAGTATACCACATTGCGTTGTAAAATGCAAATATAATGCTATACAATGTCACTTTATTGCCGCATTGCGTTTTTGCTTGGACAGCAGCAGGCTGTATTGTCCGTAGGTCATGCCCATAGCATCAGCCATTGCGGCAGCTTCACCCAGTGACAGCGGTTCGCCGTGTTCCGCATGGTATGCGGCCCATGCCAGAGTACGGACGCGGGCCCGTTCCTTTTCGTCCTGGGCTTCCCATGCTGCACATTCAAGGCAGCGGCTTTCATTGGCAAAATGCCACATCACAGCCCCACAGACAGGGCACTTCTTGAGCTTCTTCGTCATGGTATAGAATGACCTCCGGCAAATAAAAAGAGCGTGCAGCAGCCTTTCCGGGGCTGTAACACGCTCTCAGGGGTGGGGGTGGCGCTATGTACTCCACGCACCACCGTTAAATTTTACGCGTTGTAATGGTCTAAAAGAGCGTTTGTATCACGCTGCTATTGTACCATAAAACGGACATAACTGCAAGAATTTCACCGTGTAGTGTCATTCTTCGGCTGCTTCCTTCTCGTAGTCGTTCAACCATGCTTCCACAGTAGGAATATTCATCGGCGGCGGGGCAACAACGGTGTTGGTCGCTGCATCTGCGATAAAGAAAGTGAAAGTGTGCTCGTCAAAACGGACGTCCAGACCAAAAGTATGGGCACGCTTCATCTGCTCAATAAGCCGGATCATCTCTCGCTGTTCGTCCTCGTCCAGCTTCTCAAAAGCCACGCACAGGACTTCTAAAGATTCTTCTCTCGTCATGTTGCAAGCCCCCTTACCGGATGCCGTTGAACCACATCACAGCGGCACCGAGGAAACAAACCAGGGCGAACGGGCCCACGACAGAAAATTGAAAAGCGGTGTAACCAATACATTGAAAATTCCTCTTCTTTCTGATAAAATGAGGGCGGGAAACATTACTGCAATGCGTTGTCCCGCTATTTGCCGCCCCTCCCTGTTGGCGCAGGGAAAGGCGGCTTTCTGTTTGTCGGCGGTCTTAATCAGGACGGCATGGAATCGTCTTTGACAGACTTCACGAGTTCTGTAAACTTCTCCGGGGTCATGTCGTGGGTGAAATCCGTATAGGCTTCAACGCCGTTCTTCACACCTTCCTGCTCTGCCTGCGCCATCAGATCAGCGGCCAGCAGTGCAATGGTGTTTTTATCCACGGTGCTGACGGGCAGGTCATTCAGAGCGTTCATCAGGGCATTCGCCGCATTAACCAGCGGTTCACACTGCATACGGACTTCACGCGGGATGATGAGCAAACCTTCTTCGCCCAAAGAAATGCCGAGAATGTCAACGCTGCAAGGCTTCACACTGGGGGCTTCTTCCTCGTCATAAAGCAGCGTTGCGATGATCTTGCCATCAGGTTTGACCGTCAGCAGGTCGGATGCGTCCGGGTTGGCGCTTTCAAACACCAGCGACACATTGCCCAGCCCATCGGGTACAATGTTCAGCAGCTTCTCACCCTGCAAGCACTCAAGAATGGTATCGCGGTCAGTGGAAATAAACGACTTCATGGTTTCGTCCTTTCTTCGCCACTACTGGCGAAACAAAAAATTATAAACACGGCCAGACTAGGCCGGGTTGCCGTTGGTTCAGCGGATAATGCCCTTCGCAAAAGTCCAAACAAGGTCAAGCTTCTCAACGCTGGCCTTTTTCAGCAGTTCCACGATTACCTCAACATAGCGGTCGCGGTTTACCTGCGTGTCGTTCACAAAATCACCCCCTCACGCCGGACACTTCCAGCGGTTTTCCCGGCCATCCGGGACGGCAAGAAAATACTGGCCGTTCCCGCTGGCTTGTTCGATGCGGCTTGCAATCGGTGGGGCGATGTCCTCAAGCCGTTCCGGCGTCCAGCAACTAGAAATGATTGTGATTTTCCCGCTGCTGCACCGGGCGTCGATGACTTCTAAGGCCCGGTCAAGATCGGTCGCGCTGGGCATTCCCCTGCTGCTCACGACGTCCAAAAAGCCATCCAGCCACAACACATTGCAGCCCTTGGCCGTCTCGATGAGCTGCCAGTCCTTGGAGCTGCGCCGTGCAAAGCTCTTCCACGGCTGGAAGTTCAGGCCGCTAGAGCCGTTGGCCATGAGGTGGTAATAAATTTTACTGCAGAGGTGGCTCTTGCCGGTGGCAGTCTGGCCGCCGATGTAGAAGCATCCAGCGGGGCGCTGGGCAAATTCTCCGGCCTTGCGGTGGAGCGTGCGCTGCCATGCTTCGTTGTCCATGTAATCGCCGTAGCGGGGCGCATTGCCCGCCCTGCGTGCATTGTCCTCCTGTACTCGAACAGAGCCACACTCCGGGCAGATGGTCAGTAAGCCGTGGAAATGCTCGTCATTTGACCAGATGTCCATAACGTGGCCGCTGCCATTGCAGACCGGGCAGGGGCTTCCGTCTGGGCGGTTGTACTCTCGCACTCGAATCTGTTTCAGTTCGTCCCAAGTCAAAGTTTATCATCCTCTCTTACTGCGTCCGGTGGGGCTGCATTAGCAGCAGCCCACTCCGGGCGCTTTATGCTGTTCAAAAATTTCTGTCGTGCTGCTTCCGTTGCCGCGTCCCTGTCGCCATTGTCTAAAGCACTACCTAGCGACGCCATGCCGCCCCTAGCGCCCTGCATGGGCGCATAGGCGGTTGGCGGCGCGGTCGGGCGCTGCTCTTCTCCTTCTCTTTTTTCTTTTACCTTCTCGTTATCCTTTTCTTTCTCCTTCTCCTTATGTAAACCATTGGTTTCGGAGTCAGGAAAACCAAAAGAATCATTTTTAGACGGTCTGCCGCCATTTGTTCCAGCATCATAATGTGACTTGGCAGCGTCCAGCATAGGCTTTACTAACGGCCAATAGCCCACAATGCTCTTTGGCAGCGTCGGCTCTTTGCCAGTTGTTCCGTATTCGATGATGGCTTCGTAGAAGGTAGCACGGAGTTTTGGCGGCATTGTCTGAGCGGTTTCGCGGAATGTAAAATAGAACGGGAAATACTTCCGGGGCAAGCTATCACCCTGCCTTTGTCTTGGGCGACGGCTCGAAGAAAAACTCGCCGTACTGCTCCCGGGGGATGTTCAGCACCTCAGCGACGCGCTGAATCTCCCACGTCGTGAAAGGCTGCTTGCCCATCATGCGGGCGCAGAGCGTGCTGGGTGCCATTCCTGCGGCCTTTGCCACCTCGTTTTGTTTGAGGTCGCACTCGACGAAGCGGACGCGCAGCCGTTTGAATAAACGATACACGGTCAGTCTCCTTTCTCTATCAGCTCATCCAGCGGAGCACCCAGCGCGTCCGCAATATGACGAGCGGTCTTTTCACTAATGTTACGTCCATTGAAGGCAGCTCCCACCCAACGCCGAGACAGTTCCAATCTTTGAGCGAGTTCGAGTTGTGTTTTCCCTGTAACAAGCAGAGCTGTTTTTACTCTCACAACATTGAAGCGCATTGTATATTCTCCTTTCGTAAAATTATATCGTGAAATTCTATTTTGTAAATTCCACAATGCAATTATATTCCAGTTTGGGGATTGTGTCAATACTTATTTGAGAATTTTTTCTTTGTGTGGTATACTCTTATCGAAAGGGGGATTCTAAAATGGGTGTCGCTATAAAAATAGGAGAAATTGCAAAAGAACGAGGAATCACCTTAAAAGAATTGAGCCGAAGGGCTGACATTCCATATACAACGCTATACAATGCTGTAAAACGAGATAGTAAAATAGATATGGAAACGGCGCGGAAGATTGCCGCCGCTTTGGGGACCTCTGTGTTAGAGCTTGACCCAGATGTTAGCGAACGCAGTGAACTTAAAGCTTTTAACGAGTTAATTTCCCTTGTTGCTGAAGATGAAGCAAACGGAAATTATCAGCTTTCAGAGAATTCAAGTGACCTGAATTCAATTAGGTTACAGCTTCGCGAAAAGTGGATTCCTTCCATTTCGGCGAAATATAATGTGTCGCCGGAACTTTTAAGAACATGGGTTTCTTATTCTGGTAAAGATGAATTATCCGATGAGTGGTCTAAGAATGCAATATGGATTGAATCAACTGATAAGCAAAAGGCTCGTTGGGCTTTTCGAAAACTTCCAAACGACTGGCGCAAAGAAACTGCTATTAACTGGCAAATCGAGATTTTGAAAAATCGTTTTAAGCAGAATTATAACAATGCCATGTTTGAAGCCCTTATGCAACTTTATCAGGATAATGATGAATATACAAAGGACCTCGCAGACCGATTAGAGGGTCTTGTCTATAATCTCCCAGCCACAGATCCCGATAAAAAATAAAGCCCACTGCGCAGAGCACAGCAGGCGGCGGGGAGAGCGGAAAATTCCGCTGTCAAGGGGTCTGCGCAAAATCGCGCAACCCACTGACGGACAATCATTGACATAGAAAGAAGGTGAACCA